CTTCGAATTCAACATACAATAGTGGTTGTCCGTGATCCACTAAAGCAGGGGTCTCCTAAAGACAGTGAAGTACCAATTGTTCTAATATCTATTTTGTAGAAATCAGGACACAATAGTACTTGGGGGTCGAGTCGGAACACGTATTTCATCATACGTTGTAAACCTTTCGACGGTCGGAGATTACTATGCTTGATACCAGGATATCTAGCGTAATAATCCCAAAAGAACGAGCAGTAATCTGCATCATTACATCCTCCCAGAATGTAAAATGCTAAAACTCGTGAAGCGGATTGTTCCAAACTTGTAACATCGTGTTCAGGATAAAGGACCATTTTAAACCAATCTATAGTCTCTCTAACATACCTGTACCCGTGGGTTGTGTAACCTAGGAATTTCCGATCTTTCTGCTTCCTCGCTACCCTTAATTTTTCAGCATTAAGTATTGCTCCAAAACAGTTCTTGGCATCGTAACTTAAATGGTGGCCATTGATTTCGTTATGTGGTGACACTTTCTTAAAGTTGCTGTCATCACCTAAAACCTTCAGGTCTGCTATAACCCATCTGTTATAATGTGTTAAAGTAGTTACCATTATATAATTGACGATTGAACCGATTGCTTGGGTGAAGAAACTACCACTTGGTATTCCATGTTTCTTCTGCACTACCGTTCCATTCGGTAACATGAGTTTTGTTTTTTTAAAATACGTTCTCAACCAGTCAAACAATTTAATGTTCTTCTCTACCATAAGGTCTCCACCGTATACTAGCTCACCGTTGATGTAAGCGTAACGGTTGTCGAATGACTCCCAAATGATGTCGAATGCCTTATCTATCAAATAATTGAGTGCAAAAGCATCAAAACAACTCCAATCAAGTGTTACCTCTCTTAGATCGTCCAAATACTTGTTCTCAACTAAATGTTTCGCTAGTTTAACCATTGAATCCTTTCCAAAATGAACGCATTTAACGTCATTCTCAAGGTGCTCGTAAAAAGGAATCGCCCATTTTCCCTCCAATCCAGTCACTTCCATAGGGAAAACCCATATTGGTCGTGTCTTTTCGGGGATCATGTCATCCTCTAAAACGTCGCTTGGTACTAGCTCTGATAGATGTCCACGTAATGCCAACTTACATGGTGGTGCATATGTATGGATTCCTCGTTGAATACGGTGTTGCATGTAGCTCGACACATCATATGCCTGTTCTACTACCTCACTCTTCTTCATCCCCGGGAAGCTAAATCCAGCTGCGGAGTCGAGGGCCATATTGTCAAATGATTCAGACAATGCGTACCTGTGTAGTGGTTCAGAAGGTATAAAGGTCCTTCTAGCCGATTCTATCGCGTGTTCAATAGATGGCTTGTACTTTGACGGAATGTCATTGTACGTCCTTTGGTGGAATGAAAACGCCTTGAGTGTTCGTAAGGCTGACTCCAAATTAGCACGTTTCGTAAATCCGTGAAGTGACTCGTAAATTCCAGAGTTCCACAACTTCATCGACTTTCGTACAAATGGGTCTGTATTCATTCTTGTTTGTTCTACATTGTAGGGGTAAGCGTTTGGATCCTGTAGAATCTGAAATCCAGGCTTGTTAGCTATTTCGATCATAAAATCGTTGATAATTGCTTGCGTATCGG